GCCGTGTATGCGATAGTTGGAACCGCATGCACGTGGTCAGACCTCGAAGCAGAAGTCGACGTGCCAGCAGATGCCACTCCGAGTGGCTGGGGGACCACATCGGACAAGCTCGCGCCGCCACCACCAGCAGCGGAAACAGTTATCTGGCTGCCTGCAGTCGTGACAGTTACGTTCGATCCGGCGACTATTTCCGGCGCGCCGGTGATGCCATTGACGCTGACGACATTTGCGATGGACGTGTCAGGAGGAAATGACGTCGGCTTGTTCGAAAGAGCCGTGTAGCTAATCGTTGGAATTCTGGCAACGGACAAGACTCCAGAGACAACACCGGCGGCATCATGTGTGTGAACTGCTGCTGCGGCAGTCAGGTCGCCAACGACTAGGCTTACCGCACCGACCTTGCCTTGAACGGACTGCACAGGAGCCGCTGCTGCGGCAGCAGCGGTGAACGAGACGACGTCGGTCGTTGAGTGCGTGTGCGACGACGGAGTGAAGGACGTCGGCACATTCGACAGCGATGTGTACGAGATGGTCGGAATGTGAGCTATGTTGAGCGTTCCGCTTTGCACGGCAGAGGAGTCGTGTGTATGCGTTGCAGGCGTGAATGCGGTTGGCACGCCAGAGAGAGCGGTGTAGCCAATCGTCGGGATGCGTGCGATGTCAAACACACCAGCGGTCACGTCACTCGCAACAAGCTCGACGGCTCCCGTGCGACTCGCCACCGACATGACCGCCGAGAGGTTGCGGATCTCACTCGTCGAGTAGCCACTCAGCAGGAACACACCAGCCGACGTGCTCATCGTGATGCCTGGGCCGGGCACGAGTTGGAATGTGCCGAATGCGTTCGTCGCCGTGCCTGGGGCTGTCAAAAAGCCAGCCGGGCCGATGCCGCCAGACGCAACGACCGCCACACTCGTCTCGGGCGAGACGGTGACGCTGACATTCGTCTCGCCGACACTGACGGTGATGCTCACGGGTTCACCACGTTGACCTTGCCTGAGAGCCAAGTGCGAGTTACAAGTCCGGGCGTTGTCGACCGGAACCACCAGCGATAGTTGCCGCCTGCAGTCAGTTGGTCTGTTGCAGTCTCCTGCATTGAGATATTGACCTGCCCTGCAGTGGCATTGACCACTGTCACGACAAACTGCGCCGCAGTCGCACCTGACGCAGTCGCCGAGCCCTGACCAATGCCGGCATTCCCGGCCGCCACGGCGGTCTTCGCATAGATCCGACTGTCGAACGTGTAGCCAGTCAGGTCTAGGCCGTTGAACGTCAGCAGCACTCCAACCTCATCAGCCTTGATGAATGAGAGCGTGAGGTCAGCAGGAAGTTGCTCGTAGGTGCTCATATATGTGTTTTACGCCTCGACCCGCTGTCTCTTGCAGAGACTCAGGACGGTGGAACTGGGAACAGACTCGTGAAATTGGCTTCCGGGTAGACCCGTCTCGTCAAGATTGCCGGTGCCCCAAGCGTCTGATTACCTGCACCGTCGAGTCCAACTGGCCCTGGCGATGCGACCCACTCGGCATTCTCGAAGTCGAACACCATGGCCCGTCGTTTCTGTCCGCCAGACAAGAAATTGAACCCAACGTCAGGCATGAGAAGATTCCATCCTGTCTGCCGGTATAGGAGTTGGATCGTCGTGCGCCAGTATGTGACGAGCGATCCACCGAACTCCTCCCTGACCAGTTCCGTGTTGACTCCCTCGCACAGCCAGGTGTGCGTTGCACCTCCGAAGTAGGTGGCATTGTTGACCGAGTTGGTCGCACTCATCTGCGATGTTGGAAATGCCGCATAGTTCTTGACGGCCTTGGCCCTGACCAGTTGCTCGCGTGTTGTGAGTCATTGAAAATAGTCATAGGCAGAGTTTGTCAGCGGATACTGTGTCGCATTGCCGCTGCCGGAGTAGTAGAAGAGGGCTGGAACTTCCTGGCCTGTCGCCTCAAATGTCCATTGCACGCTGCGGCTCGCCGGCTCCAGCACTAGGTCGGAGTCGATAACTCCGTACTCGCCGACAACGAGCATGTGATAGGGAGAGCCCTCATAGCCTTCCTCGCACCGCACCTTCCTGAGCGTGTAGCTTGAGAACTCTGGGTGAGCAATGCCGAAGCTGGTTGCGCCGAAAACCTCCCCGAGTGCCGTAAGAGCCGTAGTTGGATTTCCTTCGCCGGTTCCGGTGCTATCAACCAGTGTGTCATCCGAGAGCGTGACAACGAACCGCCGGATGAGCGTCGGTGATTGTCCGACCTCTCGCTCATACAGGCGGGGAAGTTCACGAAACGACTGCACGCTCACGGGATGCCTCCAATGCGGGCGAAGCCAACAATCTCGACAGGGGAGTCAAAGTAGTTGGCAGCGGCACCAGCAATGCCTTCAGAGATTCTCTGCAGCAGCTTTGTCTGACGACGCTGCTCAATGAGTGCCGGGTCTTGTGCATCGGCGGCAAGCTGCTGCACCAAGGCTGCCCCCTCGGCAGTGCGAATGTCTCCAGCCTGCACGGTCTGGGCACCAAGCGTGTTGAGTTGCCGAATGCGTTCAGCCTGTCGCTGAGCCTCTGCCTCCTGTGCCTTCCGCTGCTCCTCTAGGAATGCCTTCTCTGCCTCGATAATGCTCTGCCTTACTTCCTCGCGCCTTTTCTCCGCAGCCTCTTGGGCGGCAGCAATCTCCTCCTGACGCCTCTGCTCAGCAGCAACCGCCTCTTCTCGCAACTGCTGCCGAAATTGTTCTGCCTGCTGGATTCGCTCGAGCTCACCCTCAAACGCTTCTTGCTGCCGCTGAACTTCTGCTTGAAATGCCTCGGCATTGAAGATGCCAGCCCGAGCCTTCTCCTGGGCTGCAGCAATACCCTCCTGCAGCCGCTGGGCGGCCAAGGCCCCTTCGTTGCCAAACTCGGCAGCCTTGTCGATCAAGCTGTTGACGTCGCCTTGCACGGCATCAAATGCCGCCTGGAATCCTTGCCCGAACCCCTGCTCAATAGCCTGTTGCTGCTCTTCGAGGCGGGCATTGAGTTGGTCAAGCTGTGCGAGGCGGGCGGCAGCGTTGTCGAATGCCTGCTGGTCTCCCTCGTTGCGTGCGGCAGTGAGCTCGTCTTGCACACGCAACTGTTCTCTCGTTACGGCGAGGATGTCTTCTTGGAGCCGCTGAAGCTGATCATCGGTCTTCAAAAGCGCGTCCACACGCTTTCGGTCCTCGCCAGCAAGTTTCTCGGCGGCCTCCTGGGCTTGTTGCCTGGCACCAATCTCTTGGTCAATCGCTGCGTTGACCGCTCGCTGGGCCTCCTCGATTCTCTTGATCTCCTCCTCTGTCATGTTGAGGGGATCAACGACCGATGCCACGACGCTCTCAAATGTTCGCATCGCATCAGTCACAACACTGCTCTGATCGACAATCCCGTCAAAAAACCCATCAAACCGCTCTCGGGTCTTCTCGATGTTCGTCTCGATTTGAAACTGAGGAGACCGCTCGCGCTCAATTTGCTCGCGCAGCTTACGGATAAGTTTCTTCGCCGCTCCGGTAGCGGCTGCCTCCTGCTCGCCTTCGTTGCCAAATACGGCCTCGTTCACGCCGTCGACAACCTGCTGGCCGGCTGCTTCGAGTTCAGCGAGGTTCCGCTGCAGGGATTCGCTGGCACTCGCCTGCAGGTCTCTGCCGAACGACTCAAGGTCACTGCTGACATAACTGCCAATCGCCTCCAGTGCCTTGCCGAGTGCAATGGCAATACCGTTGCCGATGATTTCAAACGTGTTGAAGATCGTCTTGAATGTGCCGCTGAGAACCTCAAGGATCCCGCTGACGACTTCGAATGTTCGGCTGGCAGTTTCAAGTTGTGTCGAAAACCCCGTGAATGAACCGACAAACTCGTCGAATATCGCAGCAAAAAACTCGGCACCATCAAGAAGAACGTCCGTGATGGCATTGGCAATCCCTGTGCCGCCTTGCCCCTGTGCCCCGCTCCATTCCTCAACGAACCGCAAAAACTCTTCGGTCACTGCCGTGACGGCTGGGGCCAGGTTGCCAATCACCTGACCAATGATCCCTTCAATGGTCGACTTCACTAGGTCGAAGGCATCATTCATCTCAGCGACGTTGGAGACCTGAGTCTCATTCACAATGATCCCGAGGCGTTCCGCACGCTCTCGCAACTCTTCTAGGCTGTCGGCACCCTCTCGGAAGAGCGGTGCTAGTGCGGCACCTTGTCGACCAAAGACCTGCACTGCTGCTGCAGCCCTCTCGGCCACGGTCGGAAGCCTCGAGATTGCATCGCCAATCGCTGAAAACTGCTGCTCAGGAGCAAGTTGTTGCAGTTCTCGCGCTGACAAGCCAATCCCACGCAGAGCCTTGTCAAAGTCGCTCCCAGGCGTTGCATTGCCAATCTGTACCGACAGCTTCTGCAGAGAAGAAGCAAGCGTTTCAGAATCGACTCCGGCCAGCTTGGCGGCCAAAGAGTATCCCTGCAGTGCCTCCACACCGATTCCTGTGCGAGCGGCAACGTCATTGAGTTGATCAAGCGAACCGTTGACGTTTGCAATGAGCGACGTCAGTTGTGACGAGACGCTATTGAACGTGCTTGAAAGCAGGCGAAAGCCATCAACAAGAACACGCCCTATTTCAATCTTAGTGAGAATGGACAGGTTTCGATTCAGGCGTGCAATCGTTGCGTCTGTTTTGCCTGCGGAGTCCGCTGTCCTGTCAAGGTCAGTACGAGCCTTGGCCGCTGCTCGATTGAACTGCTCTTGCGTGAGCCGGCCCTCGTCCAAGTGCTGGCTAAGCTCTTGCATCTGAGCGTCGTATCGCTCCTGCTGCGTGAGGTTCGCCTCGATGATGCGATTAGCCTTCGCAATCGCAGACGCCCGCTCTTTTTCAGCCTCAGCAGCGGCTGCGGTGGCACCGCTGGCCTCAGCGGCGGCACGCTCGAATGTTTGCTGCGAGATGGCACCCAACTCGAGCAGGCGGTTCAACTCAGCGAGCTTCTCTGCTCTCTGCTCCTCTGCGGTTTGAGACTGCTCGGTGATCTGGAGGCCACGGGCAAACGCATCAGCCGTCTCTTTTGCGGACGTCTGAATTTCAGCAAACCGTTGCGCAAACTCTTCAGCGTTGATTCCGCCCTCACGAAGTGAATTCGTCAACTGTTCAAACTGCGTTCGCACAGAGTCTTGGGCGGCTGCTGCTCCGCTGGTGGCACCCTTGAATGTGTCAAAGAGTGCAGCGGACTTGTTTGCCTGCTGACCAAGTGACTCAAGAGCACGGTCGACAGGATTGAGGCTTTTGGCGAGCCCGGAGGCGTCGGCCGTCACCCGCATCGCCAGTCCGAGGACGGTCGCCATGATCAGCCTCTACTTCAAGAATCCGAACAACTTCTGAATTTCCGCCTTCATCTGCATCGGGTGCTGCGGAGCCTTTTCAATCGGAACAAAATCACTCGGTTTCGGGGCCTTTCCTTTCTGGGCGTAAGGAGCGAGCATCGCGCTCACGATCAGCCCTGTCTGTTGCCATTGGTCTGGAAGTGCCTCGAAATGCCTTGTGTATGCGTACCACTCGGACAACTCCCTTGAATCCATCCGGCGACACAACTCTCCGACGGTCATCCGCAGGTGCCCGGCCAGGCGGAACAAGAATCGCCGTCCTGGCCGGAGGTTTAGTTTTTTGCCAGTTCGTCCACATCCTCCTGACTCATGGCGTTGATTTTGATTGCCTTATCGAATAGCCGTGACACGACCTTTGCGCTCTTGTTGCCAAGATCCTTCGGGTCAGAAAATAGGAGTTCGCCAGTCTTTGGGTGACACAGGCACCGTGCAAGGTACTTCGCACGAAAGTTTTCCATGGAGGCATAACCGCTCTCCTTCGCACGAAGCATTTCGGCCTCGAAGGCGTCTCGGTCGCCAACAGTCAACGTGCGAATTCCTACCGTCATAGGTGCTCCATCAGCACCTTTCCATTCACGAACCTCCACAGACTCGATGCCAAGGTCATCGGCCTCCATGATCAACGCAGCGAGTTCAGCAGCAGAAAGGGACATAGGTGCTCCATTCAGAAGGCAGTGACCAGGCCGCCGGCGTCCGTCGTTCCGGCATCGGACGACGTCGGACCATCTGATATCCGAAACGTGATGACATAACGGGCAACGTCATTGACGGTGCCTGTCATCGCCACTCGCTCGTATATAGCCTTCGTGGCAAGCGATAGCCCACCACCACCAAAGGTCAGAGTTCCCTTGAGCCCGTAGTTGCTCGTTGACACATTAGCCGTTCCAAGGCAGCTAATCTCCACGGTGCCGAGATCGAAAGCCCACACGACAGAGCGTGCCTCTGGCGTGGCACCGCCGTAGGAGACACGGACTTCAGTGAGTTCGCCGAACTGCACGGCAGACTCGACACCAGCAGCTTGCCAAGTGGCTGTAACGCCGGCACAAGCTATCGCCATGGCAGGGCCTCCTGCCTCTCCATATCAGGAGCGGGCGATCTTGAACGTGTTGCTGCCCTTCACCGCATCATTGGTCGCAAAGGTCAACGTCGTCGCATTGACCGTCGCCCCCCTCGACAGCAACGTCACGCCTGAGTGAACAATCTCTAGCAAGCCAGTTGTCTGGTCTGCAATGAGCGTCTTTCCGAGGTACTCAATCGTGACCTCTTGGCCTGTGTCAGTCGCAGAGCCAGTGAGCGGACGGGTCTGCGTCAACACAGATGCGCCAGAGAGAAGGCCAAGATGAGACACGTCGATGACGTCTTCCGCCGCAGGATTATTGAAATTGGCAACGATGCTCGTGACAGTGAAGCTCGTCCCACCGAACGAGAACGTCGTGCCGGTCGAATCATGCGGCGTGATCGCCATGGTTTATCCCTCGTGCCAGAGGACGTTGTAGTTTTGCGTCACGCTGTAGACCGGCGGCACCTCACCGCCGGCCAGCGTCACGAATGCGTCTACCTCGTTTTCAAGCGACGTGTTCGCAACAGTCACGGTATCAAACGTCCCCCCGTACCCATCCAGAGTGAGCCGGCAAATATCCGCCAGTTCACGGGCTCCGTTGTAGGTCGTCGCGTAGACATCGAGCTCCAGGTTGACAATTGGAGCACCCACCGGGCCCTTCAGGCTCTGGCTCCGGCTTACGCCAGCCCGCCGGTAGGTTATGAACGGCAGATCCGCCGTGGCCGGGGCCAGGACCGGGTAGATGCGGGTACTGCAAATACTCGTCACATTCGTGTTTGTGACGAGAGCGTTTCGGAGGACTTTTTCTGGGCTTTGAAAAGCCATCGTTCAGCCTGATAGTGGTGTGTCGATGCCTGTCGTTGAAGCAGTGCGGAACGTGGCGAGGGCTTGTTCAAGGCTGACCGTCAACCGTTCTCGCAAAATCTCAGCCATCTGCCCCTGCGTTTCCGTATAGGCCCGCTTGATCGGCGACTGTCTATCGACAGGAGGCAGCACAATCGGCGAACTGGACTTTCGGAAGAATGCTTTTGGATACGGCGGATCGGTACGGAACGCATTGAATGCCGCATTGCCGAATCGCTTGACAGCGAAGGGGCCAAGTCGTCGAAACGAACTGGCGATATAGGCATTCTGTCCTTTGACCCGATGTGCCCGGACAGGCTTGCCGTTTCGTAGGTGTTCTTTCCGTATGTATGGCGTGTTCGAGAACGTGTCGACACGACGAGCACGAGTCCCGAACTCAATAAAGCCTTGATGAAATGCTCGGTCCTTGCTCCTGCCCTTAGCGATCAGGACTGTGCCGCCGGCAGCAGATTCGGTGGGTGCTTTGCCGGCAACTCGATATCCAAGCAAACCGACAGCGTTCCCAGTCTTTCGGTATCGCTTTGTCTTGATGGCAATGGCTGCTCGCAGGTTCCCGGTCGGCCCTACCGGAGTCAGGGCCGTCAGCCGGGCCTTTGCCGGCTGCAATGCAGCGCGAATCGCCTTTTCGTAGTAGTCAGCACTTGCGTGCTGTGGAAGTTGCCGAAACTGCTCACGCAGTGCCAGCAGGTCGGGAAACTCTGCTTTGATAACGACTGCCATCAGACGTCCTCCGTGCAGAGGATTTCATGCACGCTGCGGTTGTCGTGCTCGAGCAGCGAGACAATTTCAAGCGTCCTTCCACGCCAGGCCAAGCGATGCTGATGACTGAGTCCAGAGAGATAACGCATCCGCACCTTGTGCGAGATGCTCGTGTCCTGCTGACCAGAGAGCAAAGCCTCTCGGCTACTGACTCCAGTGACCGACGCCCACACCTGCGTCGAATCACTCCAGGTCAGCACGGTCTCGCCAAGGGCATTGGTCGCACCACTGGCGACCTGCACGGTGACACGCTCACGAAGCTCGCCAGGGCGAATCATGCGTACTGCCCCCAGCGGTGCGTGTCGAGCAGGCTTTTGACGCCGAATGGGATTTCGTTGGCTGGGACGCTGTCGGCAGCTAGTCGCCGCTCATAGAGGTACGCCACAAGCATCAGGATTGCGTGGCGGACGGCCTTCGGCACCTTCTGGCCGTCTGGCCCGTAACCGGCCCACCACGTCACAGTCACGCTGTTTTCATCGAGCAGGTGCGATGGCCAGGAGCCACCGTAGAGGTTGCGAATCACTCCTGGCGTCGAGTTACGGTCAACACGGTAGTCGGCTGTTGAGAGCGTCTGTGTGGTGCCATCGTCCTTCGTGTAGGTCACGACGGTGGCCGTGAGCGTAGGGTGCATCGGAGGTCGAGGCAACTCAATCTCGAATGGAAAGAAATCCATCCGCATCGTCCACTGAGTTTCGACGAACGTGCGATCAAGATACATCTCGCACCACTCTCTCGCAGAGGAGATGAGGGACGTGATGTACAGATTGTCGTCGTCGGTATCGACGCGCAGATGCTGCTTGGCGTCAGCCAACGAGACAGGCTCAACGGCCGGCTCTGAGGCCCGAACGAGGCTACGGAACCTTTTCGTCTGCCTCATGTCTCCCTCTGCTGTCTAGTTCGACGTCTCGGTGTGGCGTCAGCAGTCTCGGCCACAGGCTCAACGCTGGCCGTCTCAATCAGGTCTGCTTGCTGCTCTCGAACGGCAATGCCATCCTTGATCAGCCGCAATGCCACCGTGTCCTCACAATCGACGATCGTGTTGGGCCGATAGGTGCTGTACCGCTTTGTCAGTCTGATTTTCATCTTTCACCCCACATGCCATGCAGACTCTGGCTTTTTGCCACTGTTGTTGAATTCTGTCGTCCATTGATAAACAGGCGTCGACAGGCTCTTTCCGGGCCACGTGATCACATATTCGCCATGCCCAAGAATCACACGTGGCGTGATGAATACACGGTTCCCGCTCTCTCGCCAGTTCTTCCACCA